GACAATAAAATGATATAATGATATTGTTTTACTAAATTAAATAGGCATTCGGGCAACGGGCGGAGCTAGATAGATCTGTTGAGGACCCGAAATAAACGGAATTCATGCAGCCGGTACAGTTTGAAAAAATTAAATTGTACCAGTTGCATTTTTTATTTTCAAAATCCAGAGGAAAGGAGATATATAGCCATGTCAAAGATAAAAGTACAAGAGTTAAATAATAATTCTGTTGATGTTTTTAAAAATGATATAGACATGTATATACATCTCTGGATGGATGAAAGAAATATACTTGATATGTGTAAAATATCACAAAACAGATGGTATAACTGTTGTAAATACATCTATGAAAATGTATTTAAGTTAAACCCTAAATACTTGAAAGAAGATAATAATATTAATAATGCTTATGATACAGAAAAGGTTAATAATATATTAGATATATATATAGACCTTTGCAATGATTATGAAAAGATAATTAATATAACAGGCTTTACCTTCTTTACTGGAATACATAGAGATACATTGAACGGCTGGGTTAATGGCGTACAACTCGGTTCCCTAGGCTCCGACATCTGCAAAAAGATTAACTTAATGCGTGAAGAAAGCCTTGTCGGTTTGCAGGTCTCAGGAAAGGGAAATCCAATGAACTATATGCCGTCACTTAATAAGTACTGCGGCTTTAATATGCCAGGGGTAAGAGAGCAGGGAAGCAGCAAGACCCAGAGCATAGAGCAGATACAGCAGAGATACAAGCCGGCTGAATTGTCTGCAAATGACACACAATTAGAACCACCGAACGCAGATTTTTAATTGTAAATCAGACACACAATTCTATACAATTTAGAAATCCAGTAAAATCAAGGCTTGCGTGGATTTAAGAACCGGATAACTTTTCGTTTAACTGATGTTTTGCGAATAGATAAAGAAATCAAGAAAGAATTGTTTGAAATGTTTTTGAATTGTTTGTATTCTTGGTACCCCCGGGAGGGGTCTACTGGAAACGGTCCCCAGGGTCTAACTGAGTAGGTCAAGGTGAAATTTAATAAAAAGACCGCCTGCCAATAAACAAGATATGAATACGATGCCACATAATTTCTACAAAGTTACGAGAGGTGGTCTAAATGATTGCTAAACTTGAAGGAATTCAAAATGGATATGCGTTGTTAAGAACATCTACGGATGAAGAATTTCAAGCAATCCTTAAGCAGTATAAAGACGCGAATAATCTTAGATGTGTTATCTGCAATAATCGTACTGCTAAATGTTTTAAACATGCTGGGGTTTTATCAGAACCCCCAATAACGATAAATAATAAACTGTTGAGCGGTATATTTTACGTCAACGGAGTTTTCTGAATTCAATTTACACATCAGATAAAAATTCAAAAGTTACATTCGATAACGGTTTTCAAAAATAAAATTTAACAAAAAGGCGGTGTATATGTATGGGGTGTTCAAGGGTCAAAGTTGTAAATCCAAATGAAGACTGGATGGGAACGGAATGTTACATAGACGGCAAGAAGATTAAACGTGTCAAAAGTGTTAATTTTCGGGTTGCAGTGGACGAGATCCCACAGTTTACTTTTGAAACCATGGGTCTGCCGGAAATTGATATGAGTGGTAACATCAGATTCCAATTCACACCGGAAACAGTTCAGCAGGCATCCATAGTGCTGCGAAACGAGCTGATTGCCAATAAAGATTTACGCAGCACTTTTCTGAAAAGTATGCTAAGTGCATTAGCTGATGACTTTTGGAACAGTAGGGAAACCGCCGGGAATCAGCTTGATATTGGATATGACGATTTCAAAGAAGCAGCAGAACTTATGTTGAATCGTTTGATTGGAATTGAGAAAGAGGAGAAAAATACATGACCGGAAATGAATACCAGGAATTAGCTATGCGTACAAATGACCATAAGGCAACAGATAGATTGCTTGGAAATATGTTGACATGCGACATGGAATATCTGTTACAGAAAAATTTGATTGCAGAAGATGAACGACATCTTGACATTGGTGGTATTTTCAATTCTTGCCTTGGATTATCCGGCGAGGTTGGAGAGTTCAACGACATGATTAAAAAGTGGATTTTCCATGAGAAGCCGCTTGATGTTGAACATGCAAAGAAAGAAGCAGGAGACATTTGCTGGTACATGGCAATGCTTTGTGAATCCTTCGGTTGGAGCCTTGATGAGATTATGCAGATGAACGTAGACAAGCTTAAGGCGCGTTATCCGGAAGGGTTTGACGTTGAAAGAGCGAACCACAGAGCGGAGGATGATGTGTAATGTCAGAATGTAAACAGTGTTGTGGTACTTGCAAGTATGCAAATTATGATAAAACAGATGGTTATGAATGTTCAAACATAGAAAGTGAGTATGATGGCTGCTTTGTAGAGTATAAACATAGTTGTGAGGAATGGGAGAGCAAAGATGAATGAAGTAATCATGAAAACAGAGTATTCCAAGGCATTTGATGAAAGACGTAAAGGATTAATTGAGCAGAGCTATTATAAATACGGACCTGCACATTTGAATTTTGCAACCGGAAACGTTGATGCGATTGGAAGTTTGAAAAAATGCCTTGCCAGATTCGAAGAAACTGGGAATCTTGAATATCTGTGCGATGTTGCAAATTATGCAATGTTCCGGTTCATGTTTCCACAGGAAGGAGATTTCTTTCAGCATACCGGTTCTGACGAATCAGCGGGAATAATTGGTATGAGTGTAAAAGAGATGGAAGAATTTAAAAGAGAACATAGCTTTGAAGATGAATGAAAAATGGAGAGTGATTAAAATGTGAGAATTGTTTCACAGAGTAAAGATTCTTCTTTCGGCAAACAGGCAGAAGAAGTTTTTATACAGATGAATCAAGAAAGCACCAGTACAAAAATATTTTTTATGCCGGAGAAATAAAGATGATTGTGAGAATGATTTTAAAAATTATAGTAAGTCTCTTAGATTTATTCCTGATTTCGTTGTTGGCTTCATCTAAGGTAGAAGGTACAGAAGCAAAACATGGAGTTAGTTTAATAATTGTGCTATTGGTCTTAAACATGTTGCTAATTTGGAAATAAAAGTGCGAAGTACAGTTAATTTTCAATTATACAGAAAATGGAACTGGAGAAAGAAACTCAAAGGTTCGAATCCTTTTACTTTGATTGCCGGATAGTTTTTGATTGTTTTCTATCTGGCGGCGTTGTTATATACCATTGTTTGGCATAGAGATACCTTTCAGCCACTAGGACGATTCTGTTAAGGACGGTGCAAGACCGTCCGGTGGTTATTGCCGCAGAAAGCGGTATTAGACGTAAGCCTATATGGTGATGAGTGATGGTCATTCCATAATTTGCTGACGAGCAATCCATATAGCAGTCAAACTTGATAGTTCGGGTGCCTATCCCACGGTGCCTGAGCTATGAAAAGAGTTGCCGGTGAAAGGCTTCAAATCGGATAGTGCGATGCATGGCACGAAAAACATTATTGCTAACCGTCTGACGGCGGTTTCGGAATGTCAGCAGGTTCGATTCCGATGAACTTTGGATAGGCTGTTTGTTGGAGAGTTAGTGGGTTCGATTCCCTCCATTCCGGTTAGTCATATCTTCCCCAGGATATGACTATACCCCCTTAAATACATACAGAGGAGAGTATATTCCACAAAATGCTCTCCTCACCTTCTCCGTTTTGAAAGTTATTTGCAGATATAATCCTAATTGGCAAGAAAACTGTTTGCTAAACAGCCAGTAGCCGGAAACGGTGTTTCAGTTCGAGTCTGAATATCTGCGTTAACTTACGACAGGGGGCGAACCTTGCCGTAAGCGGTAGAAAGTCCGCACGAAATTGTACAAAGTAGTGGCAAAAGCAATTTCAGATATAGCAGCTCCACTACGCTGCTATATTTGCCATGTGTCCGGTTGGTCGAGGGTGCTGTCTTGAAAACAGTCTGGATGTAAAAGTCTCTGGGGTTCGAATCCCTAACATGGCATGCGTTGCTGAAGGATGCGACCAGTAGTCATTATCGAGAAGCGAAAATTCTAGAAAGTAGCTTTGTTGAGATAGTGGCAAATCCTCTTGTTTTGGAAAGTAATGAAAAAGTTTGACCGTTTCAAGTTTCAAAAAATCGTGAAAACTTTATATACGTCTGTCCGTTGGCCAGAATGAGGTCTCCAAAACCTCTAACGAAAGTTCGATGCTTTCCGGGCGTGCTTATCCTTGTCTCCACTTAGTCGGGTACTACTGCAATAGCTTCGGTTGATGGGAGACGTATGGATAGTAGTTGTATTATCGGGAACAGAAAACTCTTTGCAAAGTAGAATTTGCAGATTTGAAATGCATTGGCATGGTTTGGTCTGACGGAGTTCGACTCTCCGTGCAACTATTTTGAACATTGAAAATTGAATATTGGCGGTTGAAGTGGTATAATTTCCCTATCACAAAAGATGGGGGGAATTTATATGTCAGCTCTTTATTTTAATGATGAAAAGTTTCCAAATGCACAAAAGGAATATGTATTATGGATAGATATTATGGGAACAAAGAATTTCATGAGTACTTCACTTAGAACGAGTTCTTTGTTTATTTGTAAATTACATATGGCAATACTTGAAGCAAAAACAGAAAATATGCATATTTATCCAGTTATGGATGGAGCGTATATAACAACAAAAAATCAAGGAGAAATGAAGTCTTTTATAAAAACAGTATTTACTTCTCTTAGTGAGTTATTTATTAACGAAAGCAATCCTTTGCATCAGTTTATTATAAAAGGCGCAATTGCATATGGTCCCGTTGTACACGGAAAAGATATTCCAGAAGATTGCAATGAGGATATTATTGGAAAGAATGTAGAGTATATGAAGAGTATTCTTCTTGGCATGCCAATGATACAGGCTGTAAAAGGAGAAAAACAGGCACCACCATTTGGCATATATTGTGACGAATCAGCAAGAATGGAAGAAAAGAATTTTTCGTTTAGATGGTATAACTGGCTTTCAACAAACAGTAAGAGAAAAGCGCTTCTTGATGCAATGATAAAGTACTTTGATTATTGTGAAAAACACAGTTATAAATTAGATTATGATGAGAATAAGATCCGTGAACACAAAAAGAAAAGCATAGAGTACTTTGAAGATTAACATATCATACCAACCGTCAATATTCGATGGTTGGTATTTTTTTCGCAAAAAATGAGGTATAAACATGATTTGGAATTGTGTAAATTGTGGCGCACCAATCGAAAAAAATAAGGAAGCGTGCCCTTACTGTAAAACTCCATATGATGTAAGTGGCTTCAAAGCTGAAATAGATGAAATGTTCGGAGAACTTACAATTGGGGGAAGAACATGCAAAGTTTATCTTGGAAATGTAGAGTATCATCAATTGTTGGGAGAGCCATACCGTGATATAGATGGTATTTTACATCGTGGAAATCAGAAAACGCTCCGTAAATTTACTTTGATTGAGGTGTGAATATGTGTGACTTTTGCAAAGATTACGAAAATAGCAGAATATTTGGTGCTGATATTCCTATCAAAAAGTGCACCAATGAGACAAATTTGACAAGAGCAAATGTTTTTAAAGACTGCGAGGATAAAGTACCAAGTATTTTAATTAGTCAGTCTGTAGTGTCAATGGGATATTTTAATATTGCATTTTGCCCTATGTGCGGCAGAAAGTTGGTGGAAGAATGAATGAATTAATCAGACAGGAGAATGAAATATCTCTTGTGGAGTTTGCAGAGAAAGTCGCACCATTTCCATTATCCGAATCTCAGAAACAGTTGCTTAGAGAATATGAAAAGTGCGAAAAGAATGGAAATGAAATTGTTGTATGCAGCTCAATGCGTAGCGGCAAGCGGTTCATCCTGCAGATTATTGACGAATGGAAGATGCAGAATCAGCTTGCAGAACATCGTTGTAGCAAATGCAACCGGCTTTTAGGTAAATTCAACGGACAGGCTGAAATTAAATGCCCGAAATGCGGGAAAATTAATAGAATCGGGGTGAAATGATGGAAGATAGATTAAAAATCGGAGATATTGTTCAACATTTCAAAAGAGAAACACTTGGTCAGCCGGGGAATCTGTATTTATACAAGATTTTGAATATTGCAGAGCATACAGAAAGCCGTGAGCGACTTGTTATTTATCAAGCATTATATGAAAATGATGCAATGGGTGTTCATTTCGGAGTATACGCAAGACCATACAATATGTTCATGGGCAAAGTTGACCGAAAGAAATACCCAAGTATTAAGCAGGAATACAGATTTGAAAAGTATCTGTAAGTAAATATGGCATAAGAGCACCAGTTGCAGAGTGCCAAGTGGCACATATGTAGAGAGAGCCGAATTTCCGAATAACAAGGGAAGGAGGTTCTCTCTTTTTGGTTTCAGAACAGACGCGGGCAACCGCAGATGATATTAAAAATTACATAAAACAGCATGGAATTGAGTACCGGTCGCTGTTTGACCTATTGGATGTAGCAAAAGTGGCGTTTGAAAAGGAAAATGATACAAAATGGGCGTTGAAAGTCACTTCGTACATCAAAGATTGCTGTAAGTGGGCGATTCAGAATAGTATTGAAGTCTTACAGATGGACGAATTGTACTGGAAAGCCATGAAAGCTGAAGCTCCTTACCATTTTGAATCATTTCTTTTTTATATGGAGAAGAATAGACCTCAAAGGAAGAAATTTTATGAAAACAGGAAGAATGCGTTAAAGGTTGTTGTTGATGATCTGCAAGATCTGGAAGATGGGAAGATAGAATTTTACGGATTGTCTATGCCACCGCGAGTTGGCAAGTCAACTATATGTATTTTCTTTTATGCATGGATAATTGGCAAGAGACCGGATAGCCACAATGCTATGGCCGGACATTCTGGATTGCTTGCAGATGGATTCTATACAGAAATACTTAATTTGACAACATCAAGTGAATACACGTTTTCAGAGATTTTCCCAGATGTTCAAAAGGAATCCCAACATTCAGATAAGAATGAGGTTAATTACAATACGCCAGACAGATTCGCAACACTGACTTGTCGAGGAATCGACGGTACATGGACCGGAGAAGTTGATATTTCCGAAGATGGGTATTTGTATGTGGACGACCTTGTTCGTGATCGAAAGGAATCATTAAGTCCTAGACGATTGGAAAGTCGTTACCAAGACTATTTAAACATTCTTGTCGACCGTAAAAACGATGGATCTAAGGAATTGATGGTTGGTACCAGATGGAATGTACTAGACCCATTAGGAAGAGTTGAAGCAGAAAACAAAAATGATCCATTGTATCGTTTTAGAAAAATTCCGGCACTTAATGAAAAAGGCGAATCCAATTTTGACTATCCGGTAAAAGGATTTTCAACCAGATATTATAAAAGGCTTAAAAAGCGACTTGATAAAAACGAATGGGAAGCAAAGTATCAGCAGAAACCATTTGTTCGAGAAGGATTGCTTTATCCAGAAGATGATTTGCGACATTACAATGGCATTTTGCCAGAAGGGGATCACCGCGTTATATCTGCTTGTGATGTTGCATGGGGCGGTGGGGATAGCCTTTCAATGCCGATTGGATATGAATACCCGAATGGAGATGTATACATTACGGATTGGATTTTCAATAAAGGGAAGAAAGAAGTTACTCTGCCGTTAGTCATTGGAAAACTTATGGGAGAAGAGATACGACAGATTTGTTTTGAAGCAAATAATGGCGGTGATATGTACCGTAAGTATGTTGATGAAAAATTAGAAGAGTATGGCTATAAGTGCAGTTGTACAGATAAAAAAGCACCTGGCAACATGGAAAAACTTTCAAAAATCATTGCGTATTCCGGGTACATAATTCAGCATTTTGTATTTTTGGAAGATGAAAAGCAATCCAAAGAGTATAGCGATGCAATGGACGAACTAATTATGTTTGTTCAAATAGGAAGCAACGAACACGATGACGCGGCCGACGGATTAACACAGTTGGCAATGGCAATTGAAGGAAATGGTGTCGCAAAGGTCGAGATTATGAACCGTGCGGAACTTGGAATATAAGGGAGAGTGGTATTTTGAATAAAAGAAACCTAAATCTTGAAAAATATGGAATTTCCGGTAAGCGATACAAAGAGCTTTGTGGATTTTGTGAGCAATATCCGGAATGGAAAAATCAATTGAAATATAATAAGGATACAGTTAAGAGTCTTGAAATAACAGATATGCCAATTATGCATAACAATTCAGATGCTACCGGAAATTTGGCAATAAAGCGTACAGAATTAGAAAAGAAATGCCAATTGATTGAAGAAACAGCAGAACAGGCAGGAGAAGATTTGAGCCAATATATTATTAAAGCAGTATGTTATGAAGTCCCGGTTACATATTTAATTGCATGTGAAGGTATGCCAATTGGAAAATCAACATTTTATGAGATGCGCAGACATTTTTTTTATCTTTTGGATATTAATAAAGGATAAAAAATGAAAGTGCGGAAAAAAAGGACATACTTTCATGATATATTGATATTGTCGAAAGAATCAAGAGAGCCATGAACAATGTTTTCAAGGGCTCTTTTTTAATATCTGGAGGTGAAATTAGTGGAGCTTTTCGGAAGAAAGCAGATATTTTGTGATAAAACTGTAATTGATAAAACGAATATTCTTGAAGTTCTTGGAGAAGCATACGCTATTCACGAGCAAAATAGAGCTGAAATGCTTTATCTGTTTGAATATGTAAAAGGTAGACAGCCTATTCTTGCTAGAGAAAAGCAGATTAGACCGGAAATCAATGAGAAAGTTGTTGATAACATGGCATCTGAAATATTGGAATTTAAGCTTGGTTATGAGTTCGGTTCGCCTATTTCATATGTCCAGCGGGCACGGAAAGATATTAAGAGCAGAAATGCCCTTTTTTCTTTTATTAAAAAGCTGTTTACATCCGAAGAAAGCAAGAAGGAAGATTTGAGGGTTGCGGCACTCAATGAGATGATGGTTGAAGAGTGTAAAGCGGCAAAGGATTTGATGCTTGCAAAGGATGTAAAGACCTGTGGTGTTGGATATCGGCTGATTCTTCCAAAGCGGATAAAAACCGGCGTATCTGTGTTTGATATTTTGGACTTGAACCCAATGAACACATTTGTTGTTTATAGCAATGATGCATATCGGGACCCCATTCTTGGAGTTTCGTACTTCCCGCACAAGGATGGAAGTTGTACTTTTGGGTGCTATACCAAGACTTCCTATTTCAAAATTGAAAGGGGAATAAAAGAAGGCTTTGAAGATTGGTTTGAAGAACAGCCTAACACATTGGGAATGGTTCCAATCGTTGAATATATCAATGATTACGACCGCATGGGATGTTTTGAGAGAGTTATTCCGCTTATGGATGCGCTGAATACCATCGATTCTGACCGTGTTAATGATATTGCGCAGCATATTCAAAACATTCTATGGGGAGACAATGTTGCAATCGATACAGAACAATACAAAGAACTTCGAAAACAAGGCTTGATTCTCACCAAATCCGAGCAAGGCAGAACGGCAACATTGAAATATCTTGAATGTGTGCTTAATCAATCAGAGAATCAGACGCTTGTTGATTATGTGGAGCGTAAGATTGAAAAAATTGCTCATATTCCAAATAGATCAGAACTTTCCGGCGGAAGCACCGGAAGCGCAACAAATATGTCTACCGGTTGGATGGATGCCGAAACAGATGCCAAGTCAAAAGAACAGATTTGGATGGAATCTGAGCGAAGAGAGACAGCAATTATCCTAAACATCCTTAAAATGAGTAATGAAGTTGATTCCGATGTTGCAGAATTGAACCTTTCCGATATCGAAATCAAGTTTTCAAGGTCACGCACTTATGATTTGGCTACTAAGTGCAATTCGCTGGCAACTTTAATTAATGTTGGAATTGACCCACTTCGAGCAATTGAGATAGTTGGCTTATTTACAGACCCGCAACAGGTTGCATTGGATTCTGCTGAAAGAATCGATGAAATTTTATTTAATCAGAAAACTAAAACAAATTCTGATAAAAAGATGCAGCCCGACATTACAGACCAACCATCTAAGGTGTCTGTATCAGATGAATAATTGGTATTTTGAGAGCTTAGAAATAGGCTCTCTTTTTATATACATAGCAGGGAAGCTATTTAAAAACGCAAGAGACAAGACAAGTCATTAAAACAGAATCTAATGCGGAGGGAACCGCTTGAACAAACGCAAGGAGGATATTATGGCAGATTTGAAAGAATTATTAGGTGATGCGTACAAAGAGGACATGACTTTTGAGGACATTAATGCGGCGTTAGCAGAACGTGAGCTTGTTGATAAGAGCCAATATGACGGATTTGTACCGAAAACTCTTCTGGAAAAGGCTAATTCAGAGGCTGCTGACTACAAAAAGAAATGGAAAGCTGCAGCAAGCGAGCAGGAACAGAAGCAGATTGAAGATGCTGAAAAGCAGGCACAGATTGAAGAAGAATTAAAAACCCTTCGTCGTGCATCCAAGGTATCAGAGTATGAAAAGCAGCATTTGGCTTTGAAATATGAGGAGAAAGATGCCAAGGAGATTGCTGAGGCACTTTATGATGGCGATATGGAAACTGTTTTTCGTTTACAGAAAAAGCATGAGGAAGCATTACAGAAAGCAATCAAAGCCGATTTGCTGAAAGATATGCCAACTCCTCCGGCAGGAAACCAGACAACTATTGATTACAGTAAACAGATTGCAGATGCGCAGGCAAGCGGTGATATGGCTCTTATGGCGTCATTAATTCGCCAGCAGGCTGCAGCTAATGCAACAAACCATTAAATACAATGTAAAGGAGATATTTAATTATGGCAGATGTATTTGCAATGAGTGGAAACACTCCTAATTATTCAGGTATGCTCTTCAATAAGGGCAACACAAAGACACCATTCTCAACAATGATTGGTGGAAGAAGAAAATATTCAACGAGCACAGAATTTGTAACAGGACAGGAGTACGAGACAGCAACAGGAAGTCAGCCTAAAATTTCAGAAGCAGAATCTCTTAATGCACCGGCAGCTTCAGTAATTACAAGAGAACAGAAGACTAATGTAACACAGATTTTTCAGGAGTCCGTTGGCACTTCCTACGGTAAAATGTCTAACATGGGTACATTAAGTGGTATTAATATCGCAGGACAGCAGGCGAACCCGATTTCCGAAGAGGATTTCCAGGTTGCAGCTAAGATGGCAAAAATCGGACAGGACATTGAGTACACATTCCTCAATGGTAAATACCATAAATCCACAAATGATAACGACGCAAACCAGTCCAGAGGACTTCTGGAAGCAATTACCACAAACGCACTTGATGCTGATGGAAAGAAACTTTCTTTCATGTTAGTGTGTGAAGCATTAAAGTGTATCAAGGAAGCAAATGGAGATATTACCAATATTGTCCTCGGACTTGATTCTACAAGCAGAATGCAGTTAAATGCTGACGCTGTAGCAAAGGGTCTTACAATCGTTGAGAGCGGAAGAGATGTTAATGGAATTGCTGTTGATAAGGTGCTTACACCACTTGGAACAGTGTATTTAAGAGACCTGATTTATCTTCCGGCTGGAACGGTTACACTGTTTGACCCATTCATTATGGGACCTGTTGAACAGCTCGTACCAGGAAAAGGAAACTTCTTCCTTGAAAAATTAGCAAAGACCGGTGCTGGCACCAAGAAACAGATTTTCGGTCAGATTGGACTTGACCATGGTCCAGAGTGGTATTCTGCTAAGATTACAAATCTGTCTGTAGCAATGCCGACTGATGGAGATATGGCAAGAAAAGTCTATTCTGTTTCAAAGGCAGATTCTGATGAACCTACATCACTTGGAACACTGACAGTTGCATCCGCAGCAGGGAATGTTACTGGAAAGACCAAGATTACCATCACAGAGTCATTGACTGAGGGTAATTCCTACAAATATAAAGTAGGCGAAGCTGAAACAACAGTTAAGTTGGGACAGTCAGTAAGAACATGGAATGCATGGAATGGCACTGATGAAATCGAAGCTGAATCCGGCAAAGTAATTACTATCGTTGAATGCGATAAGTCTTACAATGCGGTTAAAGCAGGACATAATACAGTAATTTCAAAAACAGAGTAGGAGATGAACTTGGATGGAAGAGCTTTTGAAAGAATTGAATATGGATTTGGAAGCTGAATTGACTTCTGAATTGCATGAGGATTCCGATAAGGCTCTTTTATCTTCAAAGATTAAGGGAGCCTATTACGCAGTGAAGCGTAAGCGAAATTATCAGGAGCATCACACAGAAGAGTTCATTTATAAAGATATGATGGCTATGTATGACATTATAAAAGACCTTGCACTGTATGACTGGAACCATATTGGAGCTGAGGGTGAGACAAGCCACAGTGAAAATGGTATCAGCCGGGCATGGAATCCAAGGGAAAACATTTTAAGGGAAGTAATTCCTTTTGCAACGGTTATTCAGAAAGGATAAGGTGATCCATTCTATCTCCCGACCGCAGGGATAAGCGGTAAAGAAGATTGTGCGTGACCATTTTGCCAATGTCGGCAATATGGTTGCAGGCGGCGCACGTTAAGCGGTGGTGGGCGGTGCGTCATATTTCTATTTTGGAAAGGAAAAGCATTATGAAGAGATTATTTATTTCACAGCCTATGAGAGATAAAACAGATGAAGAAATCAAGGCAGAAAGAGCCAAGATTGTTGAAGCGGTCACAGAACGTTTCGGAGAGGTAGATGTTATTGATTCATTCTTTGAATCAGCACCACATGATGCCAAGCCATTATGGTTTCTTGGGAAGTCTCTGGAATTGCTTTCTACTGCTGATTGTGCTTATTTTGCAGAGGGTTGGAAAGACTACAGAGGATGCAAGATTGAGCATGAATGTGCGGTACAGTATGGAATTGATATTGTAGGCGAATAACTTCTTGTAGCGGTTCTCCTTTTGTCGTATAATGGCGATAAAGGAGAGTAGTAAAAATGAGTATTATAGAGGTTGTTAGTGAAAACGCATGGAACATAGTAATTGGAATAGCAACAGGAGTTATTTCAGGTATTTTAGTGTCAAAAATTTTTTTGATATACCAAGATATAAAGAGCGATTTTATTGAAGTTGTAAAAAATACAACTGCCTTAAAAAATTGCAAGATATTTTATAATTTTTATAAAAATCCAGAGCTAGCAAAAGCATTTCATGTAAAATTACAAGATGATGGAACAGTATCTAAAGAGTTAACATTTCTTTCCATGGAAAGAACTATTTTGAATGAAGTAAAACAGTTACATAATATTTACACAAAATACATGGATAAGAAATTGATAGAAATTAAAAATGAGTATGAATCAAATCTGGATATTCTTCAAATTGAATGCGAGAAACAATTTAGAAGAGAAGATAGTATAGAGAGTATATTTTCTATGACCGAAACTACTTTAAATAAATTTGATGAATATCAAAAAAACATGTTTAAAAGAACTATGTTTCTTATTTTAAAAGATAAATTAATCATTTTTCTTGCGGTATTTTTTACTATAATGATTTTGATAGCATAGAAAGGATACAATGCGTTCATTGAAAAAAAATAAGCAGAAACTGTACTACGCAACGTACAGTGATGAAGTTCCAGTATATGAAACAGACGAGGAAGGAAAAATTAAATATACCGAGGTTGACGGAGAACTTAGTCCGATACCGATAGGTACTATGGCAGGCTATAACGAGCCTGTCATTTTTTATGCCAACATTGCTATGTCTGGTGGTGAAGCAGAAGCTAAGGAATATGGCTTTGATATCGGCTCATATCAGGCAGTTTTGGTATTATCGGACAAATCTTTACCTATCACAGAAACAAGCCGAATTTGGCACACCAGTGAGCCACAGTACCATGAAGATGGTTCAGTAGATGGTGACAGTGCTGATTATTCGGTATTAGCAATAAAACCGTCATTGAACAGTATGAAATATCTTCTGAAAAAACTGCCGAAAGGAAATGGATGATATGTCAAAAAAAATATCATTCGGTCTATCTGTATCGGAAATCGAACGGGCAATCAAAGAGTTGCGAGAATACCAGAACAGTCTTGATGGGAAATGCGAAGAATTGTGCCACAGATTGACCGCAGAGTGCATATCTATTGCAAAGGTTCACATTGGTAGCAGCGGTTTTGGTAAGTACATTCACTTATCATCTGAAATTACACCGGAGAAAGCCGGATGCAAGGCAATCTTTTTTATGGAAGATTCGCAAAAGATTATAAGCCAATGGCAAAACTTAGATGGCGTGCAGAGTAAAGAAATCTCCCCGGCGTTGATGTTAGAGTTTGGTGCTGGACTTCCAGCGCAGAATCCGGCAAACATTCCGGGCGTAGGAACTGGAACATATGGCACACATGGGAATAAGCCGGGATGGTGGTACATGGATTTACAAGGCGAATGGCACTATTCAAGCGGTACATCTCCTAAGATGCCTATGTACAATGCCGGTAAGGATTTAAGAGACAAGGTTGTTGAGATTGCAAGAGAGGTGTTTGACGATGGGTGGTGATTAAATGGCAGGATTTGAATGGAATACATTTTATACACATTTGGAAAAGAAGATGAAAAAAGCATATCCCGCATGCAAAGTCGGACGGTATATCACACCGAAGCAGACGGATTTTCCGTACTGTGATGTGGCATTAAGTGATATATCCGGTGGAAATTACGATTTGGAAGGTAACGAGGGAGCACAGACACCAATGATTACCATATCAGCATATGCAGTTGGAAGCATTGCTGATAATACTTGTTATACGATTTGCAGTAAAGCAAAAGAAATTATGCTTAAATATGGTTGGCAGTGTAAAGCTGGTCCGATACCTGTTGCGAATGCAGCAGATCCAAATGTAAGCCGATGGGTTGCAAGATTTCAGCGCATCTATGCAAATGGGGATGAAATAGAGGAAGTAAAAACTGAATAAACCCCTCGATTTCGATGGGTTTATATAAAATGAAACCAAGAGTCGGCAATGGCTCTTATTTTTTATGCACCGGACACCCACTCGAGAGGTGTTCGCTGACCGCTCAAAGTTATGCGGTAGAAAGGAAGAAGAAATGGCAGAAAAAGCAGTAAGTACAATTAATACCATTCTTGAAATCAGTGAGGATGGAAAAGCATGGGAAAAGTTATGCCCAATCAAAAACTATCCGAAATTAGGCGGAGCACCAAACCAGCTTGAAACAACTGACCTTGAGGATGAATCACAGACCTTCATCAATGGTGTGCAGTCTATGGATTCCATGGAATTCAAAGCTAATTATCTGTTAGAAACATACAAAACAGTATTAGCAAAGTCAGGAATTCCGCTGCATTATCGTCTCTCAATGGGAAAAGATGGAAAAGACGGTGTGGCAACCTGGGAAGGAGAACATGCTGTTTATGTTAATGAAGGTGAAGTAAACGGCGTTCGTGAGATGACAATCAATGTTTCTCCATCCACTAAGATTTCAATTGGTGATAAGACTGCATGAACAACAGAAGAGACGGAGAAATCCGTCTCTAAGCTGCCAGCAGAAAATGAAGAGGTTGTAACAGAACCGGAAGAGCCGGCAAACAAGGAGGAAGAAGAAAATGGCAACAACAGTAACAATTAATAACAAAAAATATGATGTTCCAAAGTTAGGATTCGGTCACATGGAAATGCTGGAAAGCGAAGGATATGATGTCCTTGCAATGTTCAAGAAAAATCAGATTTTTGCACCAGCAAGTGCTTTTATCATGCTTTGTGCTAAATGTGACAGAGAAGAAGCTAACCGGTTAGCAGAACAGCACATTTATGGTGGCGGCAACATGAATGAAATTTACCAGGCATTTGTAAATGCAATTAACGAATCTGATTTTTTCAGAAAGGTTCTCGGTATGGACGAGAACAAGAAGAGTACGAAGAAATCTGCGACTGCGGAGACGGAAGTACAGTAGTTGAATTAGCATCTACAGAAAAGTTTTTCACAAATGAAATTTATAATGTATGGCTTCCGGCAGCAATCAGATATGGAATTGATATGAGGACATTTCCTATGTTGAATCCAAGAATCATGAATGCATATCAGGAAGCCTTTACTGAAAAGAAAAAGCAGGAAGCACAGATTATTGATTTGTCTGCATATTACAATGGAATCTATTGCCTTAGAGCGATAGGTGCAGCATTTTCTAAGAGTTCAAAATATCCGTCACAGCCATATAGCTTGATGGATAAAGAAGAACAGGAAGAAGCAGAACCATTAAGCGAAGCAGAACAGTTCAAATTGTGGGCACTTGCTTGGAATAAGAAATTTGAAGAAAAAGAAAATTAGGGAGCGGACGTGTCACAGCGTCCGTTCTTTTTATCTGGCTATCGAATGGGAGATAGTCACAAACCTTTAATAGTTTATAGGAAGTTGGTGAGCAGATGGGAGCAGCGGATATTGACCGTTTAGAGATAGAAGTTGAAGCACAGGCAAAAGGAGCAAATCAGCAGTTAGATACGCTCATTAGCAAATTGGAAAAGGTATCTTCTGTACTTGGCGGCGCAAGTGGCAAAGGACTTAATTCATTTGCAAGTGGAATTTCTAAGATTTCCGGACATACTGCAGCTATTGAAAAGATGGCATCAAGTATGGAAAAGTTGAAAGATGGTCTTTCCTTTGATTCTCAGAAACTTACTAATATTGCATCCGGAATCAGAACATTATCTGATTCAGCAATCGGCTTTAAAGGTGGAAAATCAGCAGAAATTACATCCCTGGCAAGAGCATTAAGCAAATTCTCAGAGGTAGATACGAATTCTATGTATGGAGTTACCTCTGCATTACAGAATCTGTCTAATGGCTTGGCAGGAGCACAGAATATTAATGTCGCAGGAGTTACAAGTATTGCTGCAGCGTTATCAAAACTAGGTGGAAAGAATGCCACTACCGGCACCGGAAATCTTATCAAGATTAAAGATGATTTGGCGAGCTTTGTTGCAGGAATGAACAATATCGGAGCCATGACATTTGATGTAACAGGACTGACACAGCTTATACCAACATTGTCTAAGCTGGGTGGCAAGGCATCTACGCAGGCAACAAAGAATCTGCCTACATTATCTGCTCAGTTGCAGAGTTTTGTTCGGCAGATGAATCAGATTGGTGAATTAAAATTCAATATGTCCGGAATGAATGAAATGGCATCCGCTATTTCGAGGCTTGGCGGTGTGGCTGCCGGTAGAGCAATTACGAACCTTCCATTATTGGCGAAGAATCTCGCAGAATTAATGGAAACCCTGTCAAAGGCACCGGCTGTAAGTAACAATATTATTGAAATGACCAATGCTTTGGCTAAATTAGCTTCGCAGGGTTCTAAGGTAGGTTCCACATTAAGCACGATGGGTAATAAAGGTAGTAAATCAACCTCTATATTATCCGGATTGTTTTCCTCTGATGGAAAGGCTGGCAAAAGTTTAAAGAGCTTTTCACAGATTGCAGGTGCATTCTACGCTAATTTCTTTATGGTTATTCGAGGATTTAAAGGTCTTTGGAATACAGTGAATTCTTCAATGGATTTCCTTGAAACTGTAAACTACTTTGAAGTAGCCATGCGTAAGCTTGGTGATGATGCTGCAGCGAATTGGCAACATGCAGGATATGATTCTGCAGAAGCTTATGCATCGTCATTCTCTTCAAGAGCAAAGCAGCTTACAGCCAAGATGACCGGATTTGATATTGATACAGATGGTAATGCTACATATACCGGACAGAAGAATCTTGGAATGAATCCGGATACTGTAATGAACTATCAGGCAATGTTTGCACAGGTATCCGAATCTATTGGTGTAGCAGAAGAAAGTGCGCTTAATTTTTCGACTGCTCTTACAATGCTTGGTACTGACTGGGCATCCTTGAGAAACACTACATTTGAACAGGCATTTGAGAAATTCGCATCTGCTTTGGCAGGACAGTCCAGAGCAGTTCGTGCGTTTGGTATTGATATTACAAATGCTACTCTGCAGGAATATGCTTATAAATACGGTCTGACCGGTGCGATTAGTGAAATGAATCAGGCAACCAAGGCACAGTTACGATTACTGGCTATATTAGACCAGTCGAAAGTTGCATATGGTGACTTGGCAAACACAATGGAATCACCGGCTAACCAGTTGAGAATGTTAAGACAGAACTTTTCTAATCTGGCAAGAACAATCGGAAATCTGTTTTTGCCTATTATTGAGAAGGTTCTTCCGTATATTAATGGTCTTGTAATGGCAATGCAGCGACTTTTTGCATGGGTTGGTGGTTTGCTTGGAATCAATCTGAGTGGCATTAACTCATCCATCGGTGGTGCCAGCAATGGCATTGAGGATTTTGTCGGTGGAGCGGATGATGCAGAGGATGCCTTAAATGGTGCGAATGATGCGGCTAAAAAGCTTAAGAACACTGTACTTGGCTTCGATGAATTAAATCAGCTTAATGACCCTAAATCCGGTTCAAGTAGTGGTTCCGGCTCCGGCGTTGGTGGCGGAAATCCATTATTAGATGCAGAAATATCCAAGGCGCTTGAAGAGTACCAGAAAGCATGGGATGATGCCTTTGACCGGATGGAAAATAAAGCTCAGAAGATTGCAGATAAAATATATTATGCATTTTCACATGGCAATTTTGAGGGGATAGGTCGATTTATCGGCAGCAGCATTAGAGATGGTCTCAATAAAATTAATTGGGATTCTGTATATAGCGCATCTAAGAACTTTGGTACTAATTTTGCTAAATTCCTTAATGGCCTGATTTCGCCATCCTTATTCGGAACTGTAGGAAGAAGCATTGCCGGTGCTTTAAATAGTGCAATTTATAATGCATTGGCATTTGGAAATACATTCGATTTCAAGGATTTGGGAAAATCTATTGGAACCAGTTTGAACGAATTCTTCAGAACATATGATTTCGCTTCACTTGGACGTACCATTAATGTATGGGCAAATGGAATACTGGATGCGATTACTGCAGCTATTGATACAACCAACTGGGAAATGATTGGACGGCAGATTGGAAAATTCCTTGAGAATTTGAATTTGCTTGAAATCGGAGTCAAGGTTGGTAAGGCACTTTGGAAAGCAATAAATGCAGGAATTAAGACTTTCGCAACGACATTTAGTGCGGCACCGATTGAGACAACCATTGTATCAATGGTCAGCCTAAATAAATTAACTAAGAATATGTTTGGAACAAATGTATTTTCTGGAATTGCAAATGCTGCAAAGAAATTCAATTCATTTTCAAAGGCAGTAGATTTGGCAGGTTCCGCATTAAAGGGAAACTGCTCTTCTATGATGAAATTGGAAAGTGAATATCCAAAAACAGCATCTTTGCTTACTAAGGTTAGTGCCGGATTTTCAAGGCTTAAAACCAGTGCTACTGGTGGTAACTTCTGGGGAAGTCTTAAAACAACAATTGCTGGTGTAAGAAACAATCTTACAACCCTGCAAAAAGGAGCAATTGGCGTTGCAGCAGTATTTGGGGAAATTACAGTTTTTAAGGAATCTTTCCGAGATATTGCTCTGCAGACTGATAACATGGCGGAATCCATTGGAAAAGTAACTGTAGCGGCAGGATTGGCAGGAAGTGCATTGTATGTTGCATTTGGTCCGGCAGGAATAGCAGTTGCTGCTATAGCTGGTCTGGTTGGTGCAATAGCCGGAATAAAAGATGCAATGGATGAAATTGTAGATGAAAAGGTCGGAGAAGCTATTTATGATGCTTTTTCCAATCCAGGTGGAGTACCTATAGATACAGTTGTAAGTAATTTCACAGATTCTATTGAAGAAGCCGGTAAAGGATTCTCAACTTTATCTGAAAAATCCAACGAAATGGATAATGTACAGAAAAATATTCAAGATACTTGGATTGAGATAACACGAATCGAAACAGCAATGGATAATGGTGTACTGTCAGTGGAAGAAGGAAAAGAGAAATTAGCAGAGCTTTTCGGAGAACTGGCAACATTGACAGAGCAGAAATTTGCCACAATGGAGCAGACAGTAATTGCAGCATATGGTGAAGGTGGTGCATTACATGATGCCTTAGAAAATATAGGTGCGGATACAGATGCTGCTATTGATGCAATGATAACTTATGGATTCACAAATACAGAGCGTGCAAAGGAAATTGTACAGGAAATGAATCAGGTAGAAGTAGGCTCTGATAAATGGAAAGAACTTTCTTCTGAACTGTATTCTTTAAGTTCTGATTTGGATGGATTCTCAAAGGCAGCGAGTGATTATTCCGTAGATATTAATAATATTGTAAAAGGAATAGATTACGATAAGTTATTCCCAGATGGTAAAGAAGTAGACATGGATGTTCTTAATGGCTATCTGGATGATATGAAAACTGCTGTTGACAATTATGATTCCAATTTGGAAGAAGCACAGAAAGACATTTCGGCATATTGGACGGAACTGTTAAATAGTCCAAATGCAACACCGGAACAGAAAGAAGTTGCTCAGAAAGCATTGGATGATTTGCCGAATGCAATTCAGAATATGAAGGATAAATCCCGTGAGCAGATGACCCAGGTAACAGATCTGTTTCAGACAGACTTTATTGATAAAATCAGTGGAGTTATAACAGATGCTAAATCTAAATGGGAAGACATGAATTTTTGGAAAAAGTGGTTGGCGGGAAATGATGAAGATGAATTCATTAGAGAAGCTGTTGAAAAACAGGTTGGTAATATCGATGAATTATCTGATGCAATTGAAGCACGAATGGACGAGCTTGGAGTGGACGGTGCTGGGTGGAGCAAAGATGTTGGAGAAGATTTACTAAACAATCTGTTTGATTGGGAAGCAATGACAACTTCAAATCTTACTTATTCATTGAAAGATAATTATGAAGAAATTGTCAATAATGCTTTAGAAAGTGCAAAACCTAGCGTAACTGATACTGCAAAAAATGTTGCATCAGCAACAGTAGACGAGTTTAATAATGGTGTTGAAGAATCAAAAGGAGCATCACTTGAGACGCTTGATAATTGGATGGGAGATGCAGGAAATGTTCTAACAGATAGTAGCGTTACGGATGATGCATCAAACAGTGCGAGAAATACGGTTGAAACATTTAATGCTGGAATCAGTAACAATACTGGAACAACTGTTGATACTTTAACCAGTTTTAGAACAACTATTACAGATAATATTGCACCAGCAAGTAGTGATATAGAAAATATAGGAAAAAATATTGTTGATGGCATTAGTAATGGTATGAATCTTAGATTGAAATCTCTTGGAGAGACTACTTCAAAGATTGCCAATACAATAGTGGAAACAACAAGAAGTAAATTGGATATACATAGCCCATCAAAGGTAATGAAAGCACTTGGTAATTATACAACTGAGGGATATTTAATTGGATTGAATAACAAAGTTGGTGATGTGAAAAGTGCTTTATCCAATATGGTAGAGCCGGTTACAATGGAGCCGGTATCTGCCAGAAAATTTGTTGCCAGGGAGAAAGTTGCTATGGCGAGCATTACCGCACCAAGAAATACGGTAAGTACAGATGCTATAATGCAAGGATTTATGGAAGAGATGAAACCGGCTATTACCGAAGCGGTTTTTGAAGCAATGATGGCTAATTCCAATAGCAGCACTGGTGAAAAGAATGCTCCTACTGTTGAGGTTACACTGAAAGCAGATAATGAAACACTTTATAAGATGGTGAAAAAGGGCAAAGAGAGTTACAATCGAAGATACCATATTGTAGAAGATATGGGGTAAATACTATAGTTGAAAATGCTCCTATAGTGTGATATGATTTTTCTATCACATTATGGGAGGTATAAAATGGGTTTTTTTAGAGCAAACAAATTTATTGATGGATATTCAAAGTTGGAAATTGGAATGCCGAAGGAAAAGGTTTTGGATTTATTAGGGAAACCTAATGGACAAAAAGTAAAAGATGGTGAAGAAATCCTTGTTTGGTTAAATTCTGAATTCAAAGGGGCTTTACGAGGGGGAACAATAGAACGCCGGATAGAAGTAACTTTTTCAGATAATAAGGTTACTGGATACGATGGACAGAATATTTCTGCAAGTGCGTGGTAAAGTCGATATTTTATTGTTCTATCACATTATGGGAGGAAAATATGAAAAAAAGAACAAAAGAAAATATTTTAATGTTTTTATGGGCTATAGTTTCCATCGCACTATTATGTCAATGCCGTTTTATTGGTATTGAAGTATGCAAAGTTGTTGAGTATTCAGGATATCCACTAGAAAGACTTTATACATCGATGTTTTAGTGCTGGGTGTATTAATTATCTTTGAAATTGTTTTTGCAAACATTTCGATAGATATACTTAGAAGAAGAGCGAGAGAAGAGACCAAGAATATAGAGTGACGAGAGAGTAACGCAAGAGGCATCCTAACGGGTGCCTTTTGTATTGACATTTTCAATAAAACAAATTATTATAATAAAAAAATAAATATCAGCTTGAATTAGTGAGGTCTGGAAATAAAGTGCAAAACCAGAAAAGTACGGTTATATGCCGTCCTTAAAGTTGTTAAGTCCGTAGCGGGTAACACAACTTTAGGGGCGGTTTTTGTTTACCTAAAGATATTATGATGTTGAGTGTACGCCGGATGACTATATTTTAATGAAATTTGAAAGGTTTCTGTATATGAGAAAAAATGAAATTAAATTATTTAGTAACAAAGAACTTGGCTTTTCAGCACGAACAATGTTAAACGAGGACGGCAGTATTTCCATTAATGCTGAAGATACTGCTAGAGGATTTGGATGGACAAAAACAGAAAATAAGAATGGTAAAGAGTATACTTCAATCAGATGGGAAAGAATGAATGGATTTAGCACAGAATTTGGTTTCGCCCACGAGTGGGGGAAAGATGATTATATACCAGAATCGCTATTTTATCGCCTTGGAATGAAAGCAAGCAACAAAGCGGCGGACAAGTTCCAGAACTGGCTTGCGATGGAAGTAATCCCAAGTATTCGCAAGCATGGAATGTATGCAACAGACAATGTCATTGATAATATTTTAAATAATCCGGATTTTGGAATTGAATTATTAACCAGACTAAAGTCAGAAAGGGCAGCTAGGATTGCGGCAGAAGAAGAAAAGGAACGATTACAGGAAGAACTTGATTATAGCAAGGACTGGTATTCGATTAAACGTGTTGCTGCAATGAATGGCGTGGAGTGGAAAAAGTTTAAATGGCGCAGGCTTAAAGAAAAGAGCATTGAACTTGGATATGGTGTAAAGAAGATTTACGATGCAAATTATGGCGAAGTCAATACATATCATAGAGATGTGTGGGAAGCAGTATATCCAGAATATGAAATTTAGAAAATAGAGCACTTACCCTTGGTGAGTGCTTTTCACATATATAGATTTTACCGGCTATTGTTTGAAATAGTCGTAAACCTAAAAGAATTGTAGGTAGGTGGACAATATATGGCAATGATATGGGTAAATGGTGTGGTTATTAAAACGCCAACATCTTTTAGCTGGGGACTACAGGATATATCAGATTCAGATTCCGGAAGAACGCAGGATACCATAATGCATAAGAATAGAGTCGGTCAGAAACGTAAGATTTCGCTAACTTGGGATAATGCAACGAAAGAGGATACGGCTGCTATATTACAGGCATTTAATCCGGAATATGTAGATGTAACTTATCCGGATGCAATGAGTGGCAAAGATGAGACTAGAACATTTTATGTAGGTGATAGAACTGCACCTATGAAAATGTGGACGATTAATAAGAAAATTTATTCTCAAATCAGTTTTAATATAATTGAGAGATAGAAAGGCAGGGGTACGATGTTAGATTTATCAACTGAATTTAAGCAGGAAATGTATAATGACAACCGGAACTTTCTACCTTTTTTGGATATAACGCTTGTTAGTGGAAAAGTATTGCATATTACAAAGGAAAAGGTATGGGAAAATACCTTTAAGATTGAAGATGCTACATCCAGTCAGAATAAATTTACTATTGGTGCAGCAGTCACCGGAAAGCTGAAAGTTACGCTAAATAATATTTATGATGATTTCAGTGATTATGATTTTGCTGATGCAACAGTAATTGCTTATGTTGGGTTACAGCTATCAAACACCATTGAAAAAATCCGGGTCGGAACATACATAGTCGATGAGCCTAGCTATGATGGCTCAACAATCACACTATCTTGTATTGATTATATGAGTAAGTTTGATAAACCATACTCTAACAGTACATTAAGTTATCCGGCAACTATTTCTGCTATATTGGCAGATGCGTGCAGCAATTGTGGAATTTCCATGTTGAGTGCAAATATTCCAAATGGAAAATATACGGTAAAGAATCGACCGGATGATAAAGCAATGACATTTGGTGATATTGTTGCCATGGCTGCGCAAATATCCGGTTGCTGGGCGAAAATGGATGCCTACGGAAGATTAAAACTTGATTGGTATAATATGTCAGCATTTGAAATCAACTCTGCGTTGGATGGTGGAACTTTCAGGACAACAACAAAGCCGTATTCCGATGGGGATGATGCGGATGGTGGTAATTTCAAGGATTATTCCAGTGGAGAGAATATTGACGGCGGTACATTTACCGACCAGAAGACATATCATCATATATTTTCAACAAAATCTTTTGATGTATGCACAGATGATGTAGTAATAACCGGTGTAAAGGTAACAGAAGAATTCGATGAGACAGACACGCAGAAGAAAGTAACGTATCTTGCCGGTAAAGAAGGGTATGTAATTGAAATATCCGGCAATGATTTGATTCAAGAGGGAACAGCTAAGACAGTAGCAACGTATTTATACAAGCGTATTGGTGGAATGAGATTCAGACCGTTGACAGTATCAACACTTAGCAATCCTGCTGTTGAAGCAGGGGACGTGGCTTATGTTACTGATAGAAAGCAGAATACTTATCAGGCATTTATATCCACTCGGACATTTACTCTTGGTGGCAGCCTAAATATATCCTGTGATTCTGAAACACCGGCGCGAAATAAAACAACACAATTTACGCAGTTCACCAAGGCGGTTGTAAAAGCCAGAAATGAGAGTAAAAAGCAGTTATCTTCTTACGATTTAGCAGTGCAGCAGCTTACCAATCTGATGACACAGTCATTTGGTGTATTCAAATCCGAGGAAATATTAGAAGATGGTAGCACTGTTTATTATATGCACAATAAGCCGGAGCGTTCAACCAGTTCGACTATTTGGAAAATGACAGCAGATGCTTTGGCGGTATCCACAGATGGCGGTAAGACATGGAATGCAGGTATTGATTCATCCGGTAATGCAGTTGTAAATGTTCTGAATGCTATCGGGATTAATGCGGATTGGATAAATGCCGGAGAAATAACTGGTGTAAGTATAAATATTGGTAATGGTGTATTTGTTGTAGATAAAGAAGGGGCTGTTACAATTAAATCTGGGAATTTCAACATTGGTGGAGGAGTATTTAGTGTAGATTCCAATGGAAATTTAACTTCAAAATCTGCATCTATATCAGGTGGAGATATTACCTTAAGTTCGGATATTCAATATGACTCAAAACTTAATTTGGTACGGACATATAATGGAAAAACATATGGAAGGGTGAATTTAGCGGCAGATTTAATTAAAATGACAAGCGGAACCGGAACATGTATTAATATCACTACTAGCGGTTCTCAATTTGATTCGCTTTATATTGGCAAGTCAGATACTCCGGTAATGCACAACTATTCATTATTGGTGGATGGAGATGCAAGTATAAAAACAAATTTGATAGTATCAGGCACAAAATCAAGAGTGGTTAATACAGAAAATTATAAAGACCGGCTGCTATATTGTTATGAAACACCCTCTCCTATGTTTGGTGATATAGGAGAGGGAACCATAGATGAAACCGGTAAATGCTATGTTTATATCGACGATGTATTTGCAGAAACAATAGATACAGAAGTTCAGTATCAGGTGTTTTTGCAGAAATACGGTGATGGAAGTATTCATGTAAGTGAAAGAACACCGTCATATTTTGTTGTAAGTGGAACTCCGAATATGAAGTTTGGATGGGAATTAAAGGCTATTCAAAGGGAGTATGACACTATGCGTTTGGAAGAGTCCTCGGCATTTCCTGATGATGCAGATAACGAGGATAGTGCAGCAGAAACCTATAATTATTTAACATCATTGTTATATGATGTGGAAAGTGAGGAAGTATCATGAAAAATATTAAAGGATTTGCAGTAGCATCGGATGGAAACATGAAAAGAATTGCCATTACATTTGATGAAATCAGTGATACCGGCAAGGTAATTAATTCCAATGTTAAAATGAATCGAATCATCACAGATGAAAACGTGCTTGCTGCAGTTTCAACACTTGAGCAGTATGGTCAGATTGTTATTGATGAATAGAGGTGATTCAATATGGCAATTCAGATGAGAAAAGGGTTAAAGGCAGATTTCGACCCAACAAAGATGTTGCCGGGAGAATGGGCAGTATCTATCGACAGTGATACAAGTAATCAGATTGTATGGATGTGCTTTGCAGCCGGCGTCGTAAAACGTATGGGGACATATGAAGATTTTAAAGCACAGATCAGAGATGCTACTAAGGATATTCGAGATGAATATGTAACTGAATTCAATTCAATTCTTGAACGGATAGATAAATTAGCTGACACAACACAGAAGAATACAGATACCATTGTTAAGATACATGATGATATAGTAAATACCTATTTACCACAGATTATCGAGAATGCCAATATTGCCGGTTCTTCGGCAACAACAGCAGTAAATAATGCTGCATTATCTAAAAGCTATGCAGTCGGTGGGACTGGTACACGAACCGGTGAAGATACTGATAACAGTAAATATTATAGCGAGCAGTCACAGGCAAGTAGCCAGACAGCACAATCTTATGCAGAGCAGGCAGAAGCAGCAGGGGATGAAGCTATAAACAGGATAAATGAAGCCTTATCACAGAATGTTCCACAATTTACGATTGATTTTACAACCGGGCACCTCAAATATGAGGGTGGTCGGTTCAATTTTGCAGTACAGAACACAACAGGACACTTATTATGGGAGGTGGCAGTCTAAATGAATGATGCGGGAAAGATAGCGTTTACTCCAAAAGGGGATTACAGCAGTGCGGTTACATATGAATATCTCGATACTGTTGTATATAACGGAAACGCCTATGCTGCGCTTAAGACAACAACCGGTAATGCACCGGAAGAAGGCAGTGAGTATTGGATATTGCTTGCAAGAGGTGGCACATCTGTTCCAGTAGCGACAGAAGGTACCGAAGGAGTAGTAAAAGCCAGTGATGATATTGGAGTAGATTCAGATGCTAAAATGATTCTTAGAACAGATTTTACACCACAGGAGAATCTAACGGAACTTGAAAGTGGAGAATCCAGAAATACATTCTTTGGAAAAATTGCAAAGGCTGTGAGTGAACTAATAAGCCACATTAATGTAAAAGCATCAACAAGTGCAACAGGTCATGTTAAATTAAGTGATTCATCCGCAGTCACAGACAGTACCGGATTGGCATTGCCGGCAACGGAGAAAAATGCTTCCATATCTGGCACAATGGCTAATCAGATTAGTGAATTAAACACAAATTTGACAAAAACCAATCAGACTGTTGCTGGAAATTTAACCAAGACCAATCAAGCTATAGCAGCAAAACAAAATAAATTAAATTTAATCTCAAAATCCCAAGGAGATATAACTGTTGGAGCAGGTGCTAGCAGAGATTTCACTTTTGGCATATCCGTTCCTGCCGGTGCAACTATTGTGGCACAAATACCAATCCTTGTAACAAATGCAGTTGGTATAAGCGTTGGGCGTAATGTTAATAAAAATTTCACAGTAAGGTTATGGAATAGTAATTCTTCAGAAAAGAATGTGGGAGTAGCATATTACGTCATTTATTATGTTTAAGATAGCTCATTTTAATATCTTTAATTAGTCACTATGTGACCAATATACGTTTTATCAACATAGACATCTACTCGCATTACGGATGTATTCCAAACAAACTGCACTTGCGATTCGGACAGTGAAACGCATAATGGACTGGGATTACCATTGTATTTAGCAGTAGCATATGTTGCATACTTGGCTGTATTAGCAGTACCTGCACTATTGGCATAATTAACTGATTGACTGCCAATATTTGATGTGGTTATCGCCTTACTTAAATTTGTGTTTAGTTCACCTCTTAGAGCTATCTGATAAGATAGTCCAGGAGGTGGAACAATGGATATTAGAAATGAAATCACAAGGAAAGTAGTAGGAAAGTTGAAAAACCGGGTGCCAAACGAAGTGGAAGAAATATTAGGACACGCGGATCTCAAAAAAACACAGATATATTGTTATATCGATAAAAAGAATGGAGAAAATGCATATAGAAAATATGCGAATTGATTAAAGAAGGGAGCGATATATATGAAAGAGTATATCACTGTATCTGGCAAGGAATATCCTTGCCTTGATGTAATTACTACGACAGATAGCATTTCTGCTTTGATGGAAAATCAGAAGATTGAGGATGTTATTAAGACGTTCAAACCGGCTACTTCATTAACGGTAGCAGGAGAAAGCAAAGAAATTTACGGAGCCTACGAAGATTTATCTTTTAAATCGGCTACTGTAAATGAGGATGGAACCATTTTAGTTACAATGGCAATTGCTTCTGATACCGATAAACGGCTTGCAGAATTGGAAAAGACACAGATTGAACAGGATGAAGCAATCGCAGAAATAATTGGGGGTGATTTAGATGCTGAGTAGACCAGTAAAGAGCATTATGGTTCGTGTAATTAAAAGAAGAATTGCAGAGGGAGAAAATTTGGATAGCATTCTTGAAAGCTACCCGAAATTATCAGATGAGGACAAAGAGGAATTGCGTAAAGAATTCAATTAAATGGGGTGTGAGATATGGACATGGATGCAATCGAAATTGAACACAGAATTACAGAAGTTGAGCAACGGGCTAAGTCAAATACGCATCGTATAGACAAACTGGAACCTATTGTTGAAGAAATACATACAATGTCAAAGACAATGGTACAGCTCGTGGAAGAAGTAAAACATACGAATGAAAATGTGTGTGCCTTGGATGAAAAGGTGGACCGTATGGATAGCCGGGTGGACGGGATGGAGCGTGCACCTACAGAGGATATAAAGAAATATAAGAATACAGCAGTAACAGCAATAATCAGCACGGTTGCCGGAGCACTGGCATCTGGGTTGATTTTTTTAATTGCGCAAAATTTATGATTTGGAGGATTTAAATATGACGGATTTAGGATTTTTAACAGAATTTATGGTGCCTGTGATTGTAGGAATTTGCTTGTGTGTAGGATATATCGTAAAGAAGTGGATTAATGATGTAGATAATAAATATATCCCTACCATTTGCGCTACTCTTGGTGTTATTCTGGCAATCTGGCTTAACGGATGGACAGTTACAGCACCGATATTATTAAGTGGCTTATTTAGTGGATTGGCAAGCACAGGACTGCATCAGTTATTTAAGCAGTTGTTAGAGAAAGGCGGTAATAAAGATGGCAAATAGAAAAATTGGACAGGCAGGACTTAATTTAATTAAGCAGTTTGAGGGATGTCGGCTTACTGCATATCAGTGTGCTGCCGGAGTATGGACGATTGGCTATGGTCATACTTCCGGAGTAAAAAAAGGTATGACCATCACACAGGCACAGGCAGACGCGTACTTAAAACAGGACTGTGAAAAGTTTGAAAAATATGTCAATAGTGCAGCGTATGTTCCTATTACAGAAAGCCTTAATCAGAATCAGTTTGATGCACTGGTTAGCTTTGCTTTTAATCTTGGACAGGGCAATCTTAAGAAATTGTGCGCTGGACGAACTGCATCCCAGATTGCCACATCCATGCTGCAGTATTGCAAGGCAAATGGAAAAGTTCTGGCAGGTCTTAGAAGACGTAGAGTAGCAGAGCAGGCACTGTTTAATAAAACAGTTGCAGTATCACCATCAACAAGTACATCAAAAGCAGAAAGTGAGGATTACAATATGAAAGTAATTAAAAAAGGCAGTAAAGGTAATGCAGTAAAGGTATGGCAGATTATTGTTGGAGCAAATCCAGACGGAAGATTTGGCAGCGGAACAGAAAGTAAGACAATTGCTTGGCAGAAGAATCACGGACTGACCCCAGATGGCATTGTAGGAAAGAATACTTGGAAAGCGGGATTGGAATCATTATAGAAATATGATAGAGCCGGTAGAGAGTGTTATTATATGATGCTCTTTGCCGGCTTTTTTTTAGTAGAAATTTACTATTTACAAAACAAATGTTCGAATATATAATAAAGACACCAAAGAAAAAAGGAGCAAAACACATTGAATAGTATTCTAAGAACCAGCATCCCGGTTCAGATGATTTCGTGCACTGATACGGATGGAAAGATAACACCAATGCGGTTCCGGTTTAAGGACATAGATGGCAGTATAGTATCTGTCACGATAGATAAAATTTTAAAAAGAGAAAATTTGACAAGGCTTATTGGAATTAAGTACCAATGTACAGCTATTATATATGGTATGGAGAAAGGCTTTACGCTTCAATACAATTATTCTATGCATGAGTGGAAAATGATTGAAATAAGTCAGCAGGAAGTCTAATATTATTTTTTTTAAATTCATACATACTACTTACATATACACAAATGGTGGAGGTAGTAGTATGGCAAAAATGAAATTGTGGAATATTCGAAGTGAACGAAATATTACCACTAGAGAACTGGCAAATTTATCTGGAATTAGTAAATCTGAAATCAACAATATTGAAAATGAAAGATATTCACCAAGACTCTCTCAGCTTGAAAAACTTGCTGCAGCATTGGACATGGGAATCGTGGATTTATTCGATTCGGAGTATAAATATGCGCCTAAATAAAGAGTCTTGTCCACAACCGTGGACAAATTCACAAAAGTAAAGACAAATAATGGAAAATATAATATAATGCTCATATGTAGTAACAGGGGAGAAAACGGAAAAATTATTTAGCTTAATAGCTTTTCTTTAAAAAAAATAAAAAAATGGTCGAAATAGGGGAGAAAAACCTTTTTTTATTTTATACAATGATTACGTCACCGATGAAATCGCAAATATACAGCAGGAGAGGGAGATTTTTATGAATTCTAAAGAAAACATTGTGAAAGAAGAAAACACGTATATGTCAAACCAAGAATATCGAGAAGAACTACGAAAAATATTTGATGGTATTAATGAAAATTACAAACTGCGTTGGTTCTATTCGTTTGTAAGAGAAAAATTAAGGAGTAGCAACTAAGGCTACTCCTGGTCTTTGGCATTATGCTCGGATAATGCTTTCGCTTGAACTTCAAGAATATTTAACATTCCTGGGTTTAATTTTTCCGCATAAGCAAGTAGACGCATCAGTTGTGGATTTTTGCTTATTCTCGCTAATAGATATTCATTCCCAGCGAGAAAGTTTCTGTCTATTCCATATTTATCAATAAGTGCATCTATTAATTCTTGAGAAATACAATCATCTTCATGTAAGGCACTCACTTCTGTTTTGCAAAACTCTTTATAGTCTAAATTATCTATAATGTAATCGTTGCGATTAATTTCTATTGAAAAAGAAGATTGCAAATATTTTTCAAACGCAGTCATTTTCTGCTCTAAACTATTCCGATAACTTCTAAATTCAAAGATACTATCAGTACGCTCTTTATCAGCAATAGAATACGGTTTAAAGAAAGGGTATTTTTCTTTTATCTTTAAAAATCGCTGATGGAATAACTCATGTTCTTTTCTTGATTGTGTTGAAAGAGGATCGTCTCCAAATCCGCATACAGGGCATATCGAAAAAATAGTATTTCCCAACAAATAGTCTGTTGTCACATTTAGAAACTCTGCAATTTTTACTAGTCTATCTGACGGAAATTTTCCCTCTTTTAATTTTCTTATATATCCATTCCCGAACCCACATGAGGTTTCCAATTTCGAGATAGGTATTTTCTTTTCTTTGCACAATTTCTTTACCAACTTAACGCTATCCATAATTACCTCCAAAAATAAATTTAGAAAAAGGTCTAAAAAATGCTTGACAAATTAGAGATAACTCAATATACTTTATTTAGACTTAATTCTAAATAAAAAAGAGATACCTCTAAATATTAACTCTGGACAAGTATATTTTAGAGTATTCTCTAAATATTGTCAAGGAGAAAAGTCTAAATTTAGAGAAATGGAGGTCTAAAAGTGCTAGAAAAAGTAAAAAAAATAGCAAAAGAAAAAGGTTTAAGTATAGCTGCGTTGGAAAACAAAGCTGAAATTGGAAACGGCACAATTAGTCGCTGGGACAAAAGTAAGCCGAATCTTAAATCTTTAGAAAAGATTGCGACGGTACTGGGTGTCCCGATTGCAGAATTGTTGGACAATGATGAACAAATGGAGGATGAATGAATTGGAAACAGGCAAAATGCAGACGCCAATCGAAATTGTACTTGGTGTTGACGAAAATGGAATGACTACCGCAAGAAAGCTGTATGCGTTCTTGGAATTGGCACAGGGACAGTTTTCGAGATGGGCGAAATCAAACATTGTTGATAATGAATTTGCCACTGAAAATGAGGATTACTGGGGGTTCGACATCAATGTCGAGGGTAACAAAACGCAGGATTACAAACTCACAGCCCATTTTGCAAAGAAACTTTCCATGAAAGGAAACGTAGCGAAAGCGGAAGAAGCACGCGATTATTTCACAACTCTGGAAGAACGTGTAAAACAAAAGGTAATCGACCTCAACCAGTTATCGCCAGAATTGCAGATGTTTCAGAAAATTTTCAATTCTGTAGCGGAACAGCAGTTAGAACAGAAACGGCAGGCAGAGCAGTTGAATCATGTGGAACAGAGAGTTGAGAGCATCCGGGAAGTGGTTGCACTTGATACGACATCATGGCGTGATGATACTGGAAACATTTTAAGAAAAATCAGCATGGAGCTTGGTGGCGGACAGGCGTATAGCCAAGTGAGAGCAGAAAGCTACGAACTGCTGTCAAAGCGGATGGGCGTAAACCTGAAACAACGGCTGACCAATAAGCGCAGAAGAATGGCTGACGAGGGTATCAGTAAATCAACCAGAGACAAATTATCTTATGTGGATATTATTGCAGAGGATAAGAAGCTGGTCGAAGGGTATACAGCCATTGTAAAAGAAATGGCAATCAGATATGGAGTTGGAAAGGATTAATGGAAAATAATGAAAGAATCCATTTATAAGTACATATTCAAGAGAAAAGACATGCCAGAGCCATTGTATAGTGTAAAGCATATGCTCAATGTTTATGGGTATGAAAAATACGTTAATAGTGCCTGCAGTAGAATTGCGGATGCTGATTTACTAGATGGAGAACATGTTCAAATTAATTTTTTAGAGTTTCCAGATATCCTTTTGGACTACCGCGGAGTTTATGGGTGCGAAGATATTCTTTTAGGATACATCGACATTAAAGATTTGGAAATAATGGAAGAAATAATTTTATCAAAACATCAGCTAATAAGGATACAGAATATCACGCTGGAGTTTCTTAGAAATATGCCATTATTCAGGATACTTAAAATGATAAAAGATTCCATCAATAGCGATTCAAAAGAAGTAAAAGAAAAGAGGAATGATGTCATTAAGCTAAGTGTTTCAGAAATTATAGCTAGAAGTTTGATAAACATGATAAGTCAAAAGGTGTTGGATTTGTTTTGGAATATTGTTTGCAAAATCAAATATAGAAATATCCTTTCAATATTGCAAAAATTTGGAAAGGAAAAAGGTGAATAATATGAAAATTAAAAAATTTTCATTTGTTGTGGAAGCCGTCGGAATGGCAATTCTTTTCACAAGCATGAGTTGCGATATTACCGAAAATCCGATAGTAGCCGTTCCATTTATTTTTGGATTATTAATTTTAGCATTAGGTGCAGTGCTGGAAAGGAGCTTTAAGGATGCAGAGAAAATCATTGAGAAAGATAGTCGCGCTTATCGTTGTAGTAGTGACGATGACATTGTCTGGCTCGACTTTGAAGATAGAAGCGGAACCGGCAGACACATGGATATGTGATGAGTTTCTTCCTTATATTAATGTAATTTCAAATCAGTATCATCTTTGCCCGGAAATGGTAATGGCAATCATTGAACACGAAAGTAGTGGACAGGTTAATGTATCAAACGGTAATTGTAAAGGTTTGATGCAGATTTATGAGAAGTATCACATGGACCGTATGAAGAAACTTGGTGTGACAGATTTATATGATCCATACAGCAATATACTTGTGGGGTGTGATTATCTGGCAGAGCTATTTAGTGAATATGAGGACATGGGAACGGTTCTTATGGTATACAATGGCACCAAAAATGCGGTAAGCCGTGGAGATGCTGCAGATTATACAACATATGCATTGGGGATAATGGAAAGGACGTATGAACTTGAAGAAATACATGGGAAACACCAAATCAGTCAAACGTCAGTTGGCTAATGAATATATCAAAGAGATATACAAAAAGAGAAAAGGAATCCCACAACCGACCAAAGCAGAGGATTCCCAATCAAAGCAATAGCATAAGCTATTTGCGCCTATTTTAACATACTTAAAGGAGAATTTCAAACATGGACAAACTTTTAGAGAATAATAATGTAGAACTTGTAGGCGAAATTGTATCTGATTTCAGATTTAGCCATGAGGTATACGGTGAAAGATTTTACCTTGTGGATGTAGCTGTAAAACGGACGAGCGAAACAATTGATTACTTACCACTTTTGATTTCGGAATATTTGATTGATGTAAATAAAAATCATATTGGTGAAATCATTCATGTAACCGGACAGTTCCGTTCCTATAACAGACATGAGGAACTTAAGAACCGGCTGGTTCTCTCTGTATTCGTCTTGGAGATTGAATTTATTGAAGAAGAGACAGAGGAGATGAAGAGCAACCAGATTATTCTGGATGGCTACATCTGTAAGGACCCGATTTACCGTAAGACTCCTCTTGGAAGAGAAATTGCAGACCTGTTGGTGGCAGTAAACCGTTCCTATAGCAAATCTGATTATATTCCTTGTATCTGCTGGAGTAGAAATGCACGTCATGCATCTGGACTTCCGCTTGGAACACACTTAAAAATTACCGGACGCGTCCAGAGTCGGGATTATATCAAGCGTCATTCAAATGGTGAGGAAGAAGAAAGAAGAGCATATGAGGTTTCAGCATCAAGAATTGAGGTGATTTCAGATGAGAAATAGAGCAATTAATGCATTGATTGAGATGGGAATGTCGGCTAGCTTGAGAGGATTTTATTATATTGCAGACGTCATGGAATTATATCACGAAAGAAAAAACGATTATATGAATATGGCCGCAACATACAATCAGATAGCCGAAAAATATGGTATTACATGGCGTTGTGTTGAACATTCAATTCGCAATGCTTTTAACACATTAATGAAAAAAGGAAATAGAACGGCAATAGAAAAGTATTTATCATATGACAACACCACAAACAAAAATTTATTACGCTTATTTCATTTAAGACTGGAACAGGAATTGGAGGAATAAAATTATGCGAATTATTTTAAAATCATTACACATTGAGAATTTTAAAGGAATTAAAAGTCTTGAAGTGAATTTCTCAAATAAAACAAGTATTAAGGGGCAGAATGCAGCCGGAAAAACAACTATCTTTGATGCTTTTACCTGGTTGCTTTTTAACAAGAATAGTGCAGGAGAGGAAAAGTTTAATGTTAGGCCTTTGGACAAGGACGGTAAGAAAATTGATAACGTAGAAATCAAGGTTGTAGGTGTATTGGACGTGGAAGGCAAGGAAGTAATGCTTTCTAAGGTGCAGAAGCAGAACTGGGTTAAGAAGCGTGGAACCGACACCGTGACTTTGCAGGGGAACCCAAATTCATATGAGATTGATGGTTATCCGAAAAGTGAAGCTGATTTCAAGGCATATGTTTCCGAGCTGTCTCAGAGTGAAGATATGTTCAAGTTACTGACCAATCCACAGTATTTTTCTTCTTTGAAATGGAAAGAGCAGAGAGATATTTTAATAAAACTTATAGCAGAGGTTTCAGATATGGAACTTGCACAGACAGATTCACAGTATGCTCCATTGCTTAGTGAATTGGAAAAAGCACCATCCACAGACGATATTCGTGCTAAGTTTTCCAAAGCACTTACAGAATGGAAGAAAAAGCAGGCTGAAATCCCGGTCCGTATTGACGAAGCCGAGAAATCCAAGGTTGATGTGGATGTTGCAGAGCAGGAGTTATTAAAGACAGATTTAGAACGGCAGATTAAAGAAATCGAGTTACAGATGAAATCTTCATCCAAGGTGATTGATGATTTAGAGCAGCAGAAATTCGAATTACAGTTTGAAATTAATGATTGCAAGTGCAAGGCAAATGAATCACTTATTAAAGAGCGGCGGTCGTTGGATGACAGAAAGGATGAAGCAACAATAAAATTCAATGATTTACATAAACAGATTACAAAACTGGAAAGTGAAATTGTTGAAAAGAAAAAGAGAATTCCTACATTGGAAAGCGAAAAAGCAGAACTTGGAAAGCAGTATATGAGTGAAAAGGAAAAGACTTTTGATGAATCATCGTACCTGTTTGATGAATCTAAGTGGAAATTTGATGAATCAACTACAGTCTGTTCATTATGTGGACAGCGGTTGCCAGAAGATAAAATTGAGCAGTTGAAGACTGATTTTGAAGAGAAAAAAGCAAAAGCAAAAGAAGATGCTGCAGAACGCTTAAAAACAATAAGAGAATCATTTAACAATCAAAAGGTTGCAGAATTGAACCGGATTGCTTCTCTTGGTACTGATAAGAAATCAGAAATTGAAATAATGAAATCTGATATTGAAGATGCAGAAAAGAAACTTCCAGAACTTCGTGAGCAGGAAACAGAACAGATGAAAATTAAAAATGAATGTATAAAAAAACTGTCAGAGTTGCCGGAAGAAGCTGATTTGAACACCAGTGAGGACTACAAAGCATTGATGAAGAAAGATACTGATTTGCAGTCAAAGATTGATTCTGTGAGAGCAAACAGCATTGATACATCGGAATTAGAATCGAAAAAATTAGAATTGGAAGCTGCATTAGAAGATGCAAAAACAATCATTGCACAGGCTACTAAGAATGTTGAAATTGATGAGCGCATTGCACAGCTGCAGGCAGAGCAGAAAGAAATCGGACAGAAAGTTGCAGATCAGGAACAGATGCTTTATCTTTTAGAATCGTTCATCAGATATAAGTTGGATAAGGTTTCAGATTCTATCAACAGTCATTTCAAGACAGTAAACTTCAAACTCTTCGAAATGCAGTTAAATGGCGGCATGAAAGATTGCTGTGAGTGTACAGTAAATGGCGTTCCGTATTCGACTTTGAACAGTGGTCATAGAATCGTAGCCGGACTTGATATTATCCGTTCGCTTAGTGAGTTATACGGTGTAAGCGTACCGATTTTCGTTGATAACGCGGAATCGCTGAATGAGTTCAATGTGCCGGATATGGATGCGCAGTTAATTCTTTTGAGCGTTTCAGAGGACAAGCAGTTGAAAGTGGAGGAAATGTAGAATGAGTCATTTTTCAGTGGCAGTCTTTACAGATGGTAAAAAGAGCGTAGAGGAGCTTTTGGCTCCATATGATGAAAACATTGAGGTTACTCCGTATGTCAAGCTGACAAGGCAACAGATGATTGAGGAAGCCTTAGAGAGGAAAAAGGACTATGAACAGAGAGAGCGTAGCGGCAAAGAAATAACCGATTGGATGAAAGAATACATCAATGCAAACACAGACGAAGAATTGTATCAATGTGAATTTGATTCTGATTGTTCATATGATGAAAACGGAAATCAGTTGTCTACATATAATCCGGATTCAAAATGGGATTATTGGATTGTTGGCGGAAGATGGAACGGAAAGTTGAAAGCTATCAATGGAGAACATGGAGAAGGTGGTTTATTCACTCCGAATCCTCGAAAGAATGGAAAATATGATATTGCCAAAGTAGCAGATATTGATTTTTCTCCTAATCAAGATGCGTATGATACGGCTATTCGTTGGTGGGAAGTTGTAGTTGAAGGTGCTCCGCTCAAAGAAAACGAGGATAAAAAAGATTTCTACAGTTTCTACAAAACGGAGTATTTATTGGAAAAGTACAAGAACAAAGAGAATTATGCCACATGTCAATCGGTATTCGGTACATTTGCGGTTGTATTGCCGGACGGCAAATGGTACGAGAAAGGGAAAATGGGGTGGTTTGCATGCGTTTCTGATGAAGATAATGAATGGATTTTGAAGTATAAGGAACGTTTTATTGATACAGCAAATCCAGAGTGGACATTAACAATCGTAGATTGCCATATTTAGGAGGTTGCCAAATGTCAAGAATAGGAATCGGAAACAACGTCAAACAGCCAGATGCACGGTGTATGTCATGCAAGCGTTGGAAGAGCGCAAGTAAGAAAGGATTCATGGGTTTTGCGGAATCCGGACATTGTTCTCTTCCGTATTGCGAAAAAGACGCTAGAAATAAAGGAAAGAGAGGTATGCATAGATGAAAATTAGAGTTTCTACAGACGGAATGAGCATTTCTGTTGATGTTGGAGATAAAGCGGTTGAACTTTTCTCTAAAATTACAAGTATGCTGGTAGACTATCTTTATTTTGACTCCACGAAAGAAATTGAGATTGAGAAGCCAAAGTTAGAGCTTGATTCGCTTCCAAAGATTCCAAATGCTGTAGTGCCGAGTAACATACCGGCACAGCATAAAGAAACTGTTGAAGAGACTTATCACGGATTGACATATAAAGGATTCATCTATTGGAAATGTAAGAAATGCGGAGCGATAAGAGGTTTCTGCTTGAAGAAAGAGAGCAAAGGCATCCATTGCATGAATTGCGGAGATGATTCACTTTTTGATGAACCATTGAAACCACTTTATGCGAATTGCGAGTGCGGACAGCATTCAAGATACATGACCAATATGGATGAGGAAATGTTTGATATGGATTGCATTGATTGTGGTGCACCAATTCCTATTAAGTGGAATGCTCATGATGAATGTTATCAGACCATCAGAAATTAGGGGGTATCAGAATGAACTATATCAAAGCAAAGTTTCCAAACAGCACCAGAAGTTATACATATCGCACCGAGGATTCCGTGAAAGCTGGTGACACGGTTGTAAATGCCAAGGGTGCAAAGCTGACGGTTACGGATGAATCTGTGGATATGAAGTGGGTGGAAACCTACGGCGCTGATAAGGTGGCAGTTGTGAAGAAATATGAAGCGCCGGAGAAACGGTACATCATCGAGCGTGAGTTTGAACACGCAGGCTACAAATGTATTGTGATATTTGGCGCTATTGGCCACAGATGCGGTTATGTCGGTATCCCAAAGAACCATCCGTTGTACGGAAAGGATTACAGTGATTACCTTGAAATTAAGAAATCCGATGTTGGTGACAGAGAAGTAAGTGGAATTTTCCCTTTGCTTGGTGCTTGCATGGATGAAGATGAAAGAATCCGCATTGAAGCATATTTCCAGTGCCACGGTGGTATTACATACGCAGGCGGTGGAGAACATTCAGATTATCCAATCGAAAGTGATTTGTGGTGGTTTGGATTTGATTGCGGACATGCAGGAGATAAGTCGGGCTTGGATTATGCGATACAGAAGTTTCCGGGCCATATAAAAGAGTATCAACTACGAAAAATGGTTGAAAGTAAATATCCGATTGATGATGTTATCCGCACCGAAGAATATGTGGCTGATGAGTGTAAGAAGTTAGCAGAGCAGTTAAAAGAATTTGAAGAAAGAGAGGAAAAATAAAATTATGGCAGAAACAAAGAAACAGGAAGTTGCGGCACAGGGAAAGCAGGAAATGAATACACAGCTTTCCTATTATGCGAACCAGTACACAGGGCTTATGGAGCGTGATTTTGCGGAACATGGACTTTTGTTTGATGATTATTCCAAGCAGTGTGCTATGGCATCTATGAGTGCGATTTACAACCTTGTTACATCCAACAAAGCCGCTATGAGCAACTTGAATGGTTCTAATTTGAGACAGGTTATTGGACAGGTGTCAAGCCTTAAGCTTAATGCAAATGCTGTACCAAGAGAGTGCTATTTCCAGTTGAGAAGTAAACAGGATGCAAACGGAAACTGGTATAAGGAAGTCGAAATGGGAATCGAGGGAGACGGCAACGATGCACTTCTTCGTAACTTTGGTGTTGATGTTAAAAAGGTATATCCAGTATGGCTTGTGAAAGAAGGGGATGAATTTACATATCCGAAGCACAGAGGTGTTGAAGTTACGCCGCCGGAGTGGGAAGAAAAAGGATTGTCACAGAAAGTAATCCGTGTTGTTTATCCTGTTGAAATGAATGATGGAAAAATCGAGTACATGATCGCAGAGCGTGAAAGCGTAAAAGGAAATCTTTTCGCTCATGTCCGTAATAATCTGTTGAATGAAACTTTCGGTTTACTTGGAACAAAAAAAGATAAGAATGGAAAGGTTGTACCTAGAACGAGATATGATGCTACGGATGAAGAAAAGAAAGCTATCGCAGAAAAGAAAAATGAAATTTTGAAAGCACTTTTAGACTGTAAGACTATTGAAGATATGCTTGCCTGTGAAGTCGCAAGACCATACATGAGCGCCGCATGGCTTGATACATCGGAATCCATGATTGTTCGTAAGATGCGTAACAATGCAATCAAGAAGCACCCGAAAGACCTCAATGCTATTGCAAAACAGTCTCTTATGCAGATGGATGAAACTTATCAGCAGACGCAGGAAGAAATTGCGGAGAATGCCAATTCAGAGCCATTTGTTGTAGCTGAATCCGAAGCTATTGAGACCGGGAGCGAAGTAGTTGAACCACGACCAGAAAAAGTAGCCGGAGAAGTTGTTGAGAATGACGATGTACCGGATTTCATGAAGTAGTGGTGCCTATGGAAGTTATTTCATTTTTAGAGTCAGTTCAGAAAGGTATGGCTGATAATATCTACAACTTTTGCAAGGATGGGAAATGCAGCCAGTGCGGAAATTGTTGCAGTAACTTACTTCCCATGAGCCAAAAGGAAATTGATGTTATTCGCCGGTATATTCGCAAGAAGCATATTAAAGAGTGTCAACATATCGCACCGACAACAGCAACTTATGACATGACTTGTCCGTTCCTTGATACCGGAAAGAGTTGCGAGAAATGCAGAATCTATCCGGTTCGACCGGAAATCTGCAAGCAGTTTATTTGCAACAATGAGCAGAGGGCAAAGCACAACCGGAAGTTGTTAGGGCAGACACGAAGTATTGTTGATGTAAGAGAAGAATTTTTCGGAAAGTGAGGTGGTCTATTGGTTGAAGAATGGAAATGGGTAAAGAGTTTTGAGGGTGTATATCAAGTATCAAACCTTGGAAGATTGAAGAGTTTCAAAAAATATTCTGATGGTTATATTCTTTCTGAAAAGAACGAAAAGGGAGGATACTTGAGTGTTGTCCTTTATGATCCAATTCAGAAAAAGCGACGTTGTACTAGAATTCATGTGTTGGTGGCAGAGGCTTTTATAGGAGAAATACCTAATGGTTACCACGTTCACCATATTGACGACAATAAACAGAATAATGTTGTTACCAACCTTGAAATCATACATCCAAAGAATCACCGAATAGAAACATCGAGACAGCACCCACAAATCAATACCGGGATAATGAATTACAATAAGTTTGAAAAACCAAAGCATGTTTTGCAGTATGATACAGATGGGCATTTTATTGCCGAATATGCAAACGGGCAAATCGCAAGCAGGCTTACTGGAATTTGTCAAAGAAATATTTTACAGGTGGCAAACAAAGAAGAATATAAACCTGGGAAAATAAGAAAACAAGCAGGTGGATATATTTGGAAGTTAAAGGAAAGTGAGGTGGTTTAAATGCTTATGCGTTGTTGCGGTTCATCGTCAGCAGGCAACAGTTACGCTTTAATCAGCAGCAGTGGTGAGATTCTTGCTATTGAAGCAGGTGTGAAATTCATGGACTTCAAGAAAATGATTGATTGGCGTATTTCTGATGTGGCTGGATGTATCGTCTCACATGAGCATGGTTAGGAGACCATGCACGCTACATAAAAGATTTCATGCAGTCTGGCATCCCGGTTTATACGGCATTTGAAACGCAGACAGCACTTGAA